CGTGGCGGCTTCGAAGAGTTGGAGTTCGTTGATGGCGGTATAAGCAACTGCTCCGGATGTGTACGTAGTGGTTGTGACCGCCAATCTGAAGTACTTATATGAAGTGGTACTGTTCACATCGACACGAGTTGGTGTGTAATCGGTATATGTCAGGTCACTACATGACACCAACTTGGTCCACGTGACTCCATCATTCGAACCATACATTCTACCAGACTTCGGTGCTTCATTTACTCTATTACTATCTGTATCACGTCTGATTATGTTGAAATACGACAATTGAATAGCTTGCGGGAGTTGAATCTGAAGCCATTCGTGATTAAATGTATCGGAACCGGTGGTTCGACTGACTGCGGCCGAACCGCTAGAAAATGATGTACTACCCGACGCCCAAGATGGTGCTCCACCATCTGTGTATTCGCTCTTATCCTCGAAAGCATGAAATCCGATAAAGTTGTTATTGAATGATGATGATTCACTCGCCACGTACCCCTCACTCTCATTGGCTTTGAGGGCCACCTTGGGCCACTTGATGTACCCCGTTTGGATCGTTTCACTGGAGAGGTCCCCAGAGATGTGGACGTTTTCCATGCGGGTCACCGGTTTTTCGGCGAAGAGGCGCCATTCATTGAAATTGACAATAGATTGTGAATTACCTCCCACAATATTAGTAATCACAAATCTATAGTACTGGTACGGTGTCGTCGCGTTCACGTTGATGCGTTCTTTGTCATCTGAGGCATAGGATGCCCCACTAAACTCGGTAAGTTTGTACCAGTCCTCACCATCATTCGAACCGAGAAACACACCGGCTCCGGGCGCTCTCGATGGTGCGTCCGTAAACTGTGACGCGGGTGTTCTATACACATCCGTGTGCGCGAGGGTAATCGCATACGGAACTTTAATTTGTACCCAATGTCCCATATATCTCGTACCACCCACATCCGTAGTAAATTGAGTGGTCCCAGTGTATTCATAGGGACTCGAAGTGTTATATATTGTACCAAAAGATTGTTGCCAGTAAGAACCATCACTTGGTTTGTGATTAAATAGACGCCATGGTGGGCGCGCCTCTTGCCCGGAGGATGTATAAAACGAAGAAGCGGTGATTTCGTATGTCCCGTGACCATCGACATTTGCATTCCATAATTTTCCTATACTTGGATAACTTCCCGTGATTTCATCAAAAACGATGGGTTCCACCGGATGTTCCGTGAATCCCTTCTCGAGACCCGAATCAATGATTTCGTCCGTCGAACTGTTCCACGCCACGATGTTCGCCGAGGTGTTGGAGTACGTGAGTGTCGAATAAAGGGCCCCAACATTCGCAGTCCCATGGACATCCAATGGATACGCGGGAGTGTTCGTCCCGATGCCAACATTCGACGTGGACACATCCACGAAAAGGTTCGCCGTGCCAACCTCGACATTTGCTGTAATTTTTGCTTTACCAGAAACATCCAATTCAACAGAAGGATTCGTCGTCCCGATGCCAACATTCCCCGTCGTCGTGTCCACGAAGAGATTGGCTGTACCGACCTCGAGGTTTGACGTCACGGTCACGTTGCCATATAAATTAATAGGCAACGTGTTGGCTGTATCGACCGTAATCTGTGTTCCATTGGCTCCAGACATCGTGTGAGCAATCTTGAAGCCCACACCTTCGTCATAGAATACGGCGACGTTACTTTCATTCGCCGCTCGTTTCATCAAAATACCCGTGTCACCAGTTCCTATGGTGTCTCGAGCCAATTCAATGATGGGATCCTTAATAGAGAGATTTTCGGTATTTATAACAGTCGTCGTCCCCATGACCGTGAGGTTCGAAGCGACTGTGATGTCCGTGGTGTAAATTTTACCATTGACTGTTAATTTATTATCTGCTGTATCGTCTACATATACATTTGACCCAATATCAAGTGTATGTGTAGGGCTTGTATTTGAAATCCCTACTTTTCCAGGAAGCACCTGGATGTTCGTGGACATTATTACTATTAATAGACAAAAGATTTAACCGTGTCGTCGCCTATACTAATTGATTCTAACTTACCGTCTGGAGCCGAGGATGTGTACTCGACGAATATATCACATCCAAAGGTTGCTGTGCCTACACCACTTGGCTCCATGATGATTTTTGTAGGTGTCACAGCCATTGTTGGACTCCATGGATATCCATTTGTGTGCCCAAACAAAGTCATCGAGCTCGTCGCTATATCCAACGAAGATGTACTCCCATTTCGAGTACCACCCTGGGCGTTGAGTACCATAGTACTCACTTCTTCATTGCCATGTAACAATTGTGCTGTAATCTTTGCGCAGAATACATTGGACGCGAAGACCAATGCAACGTTTGAAAAGTTTGCTGGAATGCTCACGTTACTGTAAGAGTAACGCTTGCACGCGTATGAATCACTGTTTGTGATGAGACCACCTTGAACTTCCAAAAGAGTTCTTGGATCCGTCGTACCGATACCAACATTTGAGGCCGTCACGAAAGCTGTCGTCGCATCGTTAAACTCAACAGTGTTGGACGCCACGTTGCTCACATCGATGACATTGTCCAGTGTGTAGCTCGGGATCAATTCGATGGAACCCAGTGTCAATTTGTTTGCCAAGACATTACCAGTAATCGTCAAAACATTGGAACCTGTGTCTTCGACCCAAAGATTAGAACCAATACTCAAATCATGTTGAGCCGCGATATTATTCACACCCAAAGCTCCGGTCGTGACAATTTCAGAGTATGTGTTACCTCTCACGTAAAGTACATTAGAACCAGTATCTTCGACGTAGAGATTGGCACCGACATCCAACGTGTGGACGACGTTAATGTTTGCGATACCAGCGTTACTCGTCGTCACAAGACCAGTTGTGTCATTTTTAAATTCAACCGTGTTGGACGTCGTGTTACCGGTTCTCGTCACCGCTTGAAGAGGGAAAACTGTACCCAGTGTAATAGAGTCCAGTGTAATGTTCTTCATGATTGCATTTCCATTGATGTTCAACTTGTAGTTTTCGGTGTCTGTAAACCAAACATTTGAACCTATGTCCAACGTGTGAATTGGATTCAAGTTGGCGATACCGGTATTAGAATAGACATTGGTCACGAAGGATGCCATTGTGTTGTCGAAAATGACTGTATTGGACGTCGTGTTGCCGTTGATGATAATTTGCTCGAGTGTCGAAGCGATGTTATCCAAAAAAGAACCATCACCGATGAATCGTGTAGCCACGACATTACCGGTGACATTCATGCTCGTACTGTCCATGTAAATGTTGTCGCCGACATCCAACATGTGGATGGGGTTCAAGTTGGCGATACCAGTGTTCGAATATACATTTGTGACAAGAGCCGCCGTCGTATTATCGAAGATGGCTGTACCAGTTGTCGTGTTACCGTTGATGATAATTTCATCAAAGTTTGTTGCCAAGTTGGACAAAAGACCACCATCACCGATGAATGTGGTCGCAGTCACATTACCAATCACGTTAATCGTACCATCTTCAATGTAGACGTTCGCTCCGACATCCAACATGTGGATGGGGTTCAAGTTGGCGATACCCGTGTTCGAATATACATTTGTGACAAGAGCCACCGTCGTATTATCGAAGATGACTGTACCAGTTGTCGTGTTACCGTTGATGATAATTTGATCAAAGTTTGTTGCCAAGTTGGACAAAAGACCGCCATCACCGATGAACCTCGTCGCCGCGACATTACCGGTGACATTGATGCTCACACTGTCCATGTAAATGTTGTCACCAACATCCAACATATGGATCGGGTTCAAGTTGGCGATACCGGTGTTCGAGTACACATTGGTGACAAGGGCCGCGGTCGTATTATCGAAGATGGCCGTACCAGTTGTCGTGTTGCCGTTGATGATAATTTCATCAAAGTTTGTTGCCAAGTTGGACAAAAGACCACCATCACCAATAAAAGATGTCGCAGTCACATTACCAATCACGTTGATCGTACCACCGGCGGCTCCATCCTCGACGTAAACATTGGCACCAACATCCAACATATGGATCGGGTTCAAGTTGGCGATACCGGTGTTCGAGTACACATTGGTCACGAAGGCAGCAGTCTTGTTGTCAAAAATGACCGTGCTATCGGCCGTATTGTTCAATGTGATGACACGTTCCAATGTCACATTACTCAAAGTACCACCATCACCAAAGTACGAACCTCCCCCGCGTACTGTAATGCTGTTTTGTGTGCTTATCGTACCGAGGACATCCAAAGCAAATGTATTACCATCATCCGGTAGAACGTGTGTCGCATTCACGGTATTCTGTGTATAGCCCATAGAGAAACGGTCTTCGTCTCCGTGGTGAATCAACGCCACGTTGTGTCCCGGGTGGAACATGATGATACCTTCATCGTAGTTGTGACTCGGATTGTTGTTTGCGATCGCAATGATTCGATCGTCGATGATGAGTTCAGAAGAAGAGATCGTGTACGTGTTACCATTTACCAACAAGTTACCAGTAATTTCAGTGTCCGCAGTAATGATAATGTTACCGTTATCTTTTTTGATTGAAGAATCTTGAAGGAAATTACCATCCCCAACAAATGGAATAAACTTTTGTGTGAGACCTGTGATGGAGATATTACTACCGATCACTGCGTTACTCGTTGTCTCAAAACCTGTCGTTGCATTTGTAAAACGAATGGTATTCGACGTTGTGTTTGAGGTATCCGTCACTTGCTGTAGGGTTTGAAGCTGTGTCAAGAGATTTGATGGTACAATTTTTTTCAAATCATTATTGGTATCATTCACGTATACATAGTTAATGGCAGTTTCATTTTGAACAATTTGAGCATTTGGAATGTCGTTCGAGCGACCAACACCCGTCACAAAGATGGTACCTTTATTTGGTTTTTGTTGTGTAGACTTTATCAGACAGATACCAACGTTTTGAATTTGATCAGTAAGTCCATATGGCTTGGTACCCATAAGCCCACCCGGGACTGTGTTACTCACGTAGACGGTCTGACCAACTTCAAAATTGCTTGTATCAATGTTTTGTACTTTACCGTACGCGACCGCCACACCTTCTCCACCATTCGCTACGGTGTCATGCATAACACCAATAGACGGCATAGTATCAGAACTATCAGATTGAGCCAGTGCGACATTCGACACGTTCGCATTCCATCCATCTTTTACGTACACGGCTTGACCCTTTAAAAGATCAGCTCCGGTATTGTTCTTAATCTTAACAAAGTTGTGCACGTTGTAGTCGTTGACCCAGTTTGCACCGTCATATACCAAAAGTTGATCTTCTGAAAGTGACTCGAGGTTTACATTCGACAGTTGATCTAATTTAAGTTGGACATTGGATGTCAAGTCTGTCGTGAATGCGGTCGTTGGATTTGTAAATTGAACTGTTTGTGTGGTCGAGTTACCTTTATCAGAAACAACTTGGAGGTCTATGTTCGAAAGAAGACCACCATCTCCGTTGAATGTTGTCGCTGTGACGTTGCCGATCACATTTATAAGACCAGCACTCCCCGTATCAGTAATGTAAATGTTGGAGCCAACATCGACATTAGTGTCGGTCTTAAGGCGACCATACACGTGAACATCAATCAAATTGGAAGTATCCGGAGTTATTTCAATGTTCGAAAAGCCATCGAGTGTGTGGGCCATGATAATTTCAGACTCATCACCTCGGTAACCAATCACCACATTACTACTTGGTCTTTGCATGATAATACCCATGTCGAGTGTATCACTCGTGTTGTTGTTTGCGATACCTATGATGGCATCATTCACGACCAAATTTTCTGTCGACACGTAGGTCGTCTCACCTTGGATGAACATGTTACCCGTCGTGACGATATCACCGGTTACTGTCAACTTATTATTGGATGTATCATATATGAAGTTTGCGGAATCCACGAGATATTTATTATCATCGACGAACGGTACTCGACCAGCACTTAAGGTTGTAACCTTTATGTCTTGAGTCGTTGTATCTTTTGTCACGGTCAAGTTGTTGGACACAAAAACATTTTCAGTGACTGTCAAATCTTTGGTCACGTAAGAATTTTTTGTGACTGTCAAATTATTGGAGACCAAAACATTTTCAGTGACTGTGAGGTCTTGGGTCACATAAGCATTATCATTGACCGTCAAATCTTTTGTGACCGTCAAATTGTTGGAGACCAAAACATTTTCAACAACTTCAACATCCTTGGTCACCGTCAAATTGTTGGAGACCAAAACATTTTCAACAACTTCAACATCCTTGGTCACCGTCAAATTGTTTGAGACCAAAACATTTTCAGTGACTGTGAGGTCTTGGGTGACATAGGCGTCGTTGTTGACAGTCAGATCCTTGGTCACTGTCAAGTTGTTTGAGACCAAAACATTTTCAGTGACTGTGAGGTCTTGGGTGACATAAACATTATCATTGACTGTGAGGTCCTTAGTCACTGTCAAGTTGTTAGACACCAAAACATTTTCAACAACTTCAACATCCTTGGTCACTGTCAAATTGTTTGAGACCAAAACATTTTCGGTGACTTCGAGATCTTTAGTCACTGTCAAGTTGTTAGACACTAAAACATTTTCGGTGACAGTTAAGTCTTGAGTGACGTAAGCATTATCATTGACAGTCAGATCCTTGGTCACCGTCAAGTTGTTAGACACCAAAACATTTTCGGTGACTGTGAGGTCTTGAGTCACGTAAGCATTTTCTTTGATACGCAAGTCTTGTTCGATGTATGCATTTTCGTAGACAATTAAATTACCATCTAAGTCTGTCGCACCCTTCACGTACAAAACATTTGACGCGACGTCATCGACATACAAATTTGATCCGACATCCAAAGTGTGAATCGGGTTCGTGTTGATGACACCCACATTTGATTGTGTCACTAGGTAACCATACACGTGTGCCTTAATTGGATTTGCTGTGTTCGCAGTGAAAGATGTTTGGTCAGCCGAAGATTGTGTGTGAGCCATGATAAGTTCATCATCTTTGTAGCCCACGACGACATTGGATCCTTGGTGATCAAACATCATACCGACATCCGCCGTTGTGTTGCCTTTGCCAACTTCAATGATAGCATCACTGATCCGAAGGTTTTGAGATTCTATGACAGTCAACTGTCCTTCAACATCTAGGTTACCATCAATGTGTACACCACCGGTTACATTGAGAACTGTGGACCCGGTATCATCGACCCAAAGGTTGGAACCAACATCCAACGTGTGAATGGGTTCTGTATTTGATATTCCCACATTTCCAGTAGTTATTAGGCTATTTTCTCCTTCGAAGACGATTGTACTCGTAAAAGTATTACCGATGTTTGCATAAAAGTCTACGACTCTTGGTATAATGGCTTGTTCGTCTATATCAGTATCTACGATCTCGTTTGTTATATTGTCGTAACCTACAATTTTCGTATTACCTCCAGGTACCTTACGAACTGGTGTCATATACAATGATCCTGGTGTCTGAGCTGATATTGGGGCATTCGAAGCATTGATCACGATTGTATTATCGGCCTGATCGTCAGTTGCGTGTCTCCCCAATCTGACCTTGGTCGATCGATCAATAGTGCTCAAGTTCTTCACCATTTATATAAGTCTGCATTTTAATTGGCATAGAGCAGACCTGCTACCCCATTTGATATCTTGAGTATGTTATAGTTGACTGCATAGATAGGATCCTTTATTGGTAGGGTTTCACTGAATATTTGTGCGCTATCTAGACGACTAAAATTCAATGTACCGGTTGGTTGCATCAAACTCGTCGTTAAACAGAAGCAAAATAAGAAAAAGTCTGGCGAAGTCACAAAATTTGTGTGATAGTAGTTCATGACTTCAATAAAATGCGGACGAGCCCACTTGTATCCATCAATGTCGACACCGTTGATTGTCACTTTGACCTTGTTATCATAAGATGTTAACGCACTATAATCGCTCGTATTAGAACTCGCGATGTATTTGACTGGGTGATTGAAGTGAAGCTCCTGGATGTGTTCATTACTCGGAATATTCTTCTGGACCTGGAAAATGAGCATTTCATGGTCACGTGTCGCAACCGCGCCGCGTTCTTCATTGTCAAGATAGTAGTAATTGCTGTAGGCTGACCATTTATAGTTTTGTGCATCCGGACCCCAGTGAACACGGATTTCCACATTGTGATAGTTCAACGCCACCAATGGGAGAGCATTTTGAGGACTTTCACAAAAGAAGAAACGAAGTGGGTAAAAGTAAGAACGAGCACTTGAACCAGGATGAGGACCATTGGAACTCTTGGATACATTGTTTGCAAAAGTATCTATGGCAATTTTTTCCGTAAATATGGAGTCCTGGGTATCAACAACTTGGCCACCAATCAAAAGTTCGACGTAGTCAATAAGACGTGACCAGTCTGGATGATCTAACGCTGCGTTATTATCATCAATTGTAAAGTAGGTGTACCCCAAAAGGTCACCTGTTTTTTCGAAACGAATCGTAGACATGGAATTACCATTCACAGCCCCCTGTATTGTTTGTTTTTCGACGGTCTGTGAAAAGTTGGAATGTCTTTTGAACGTCGAACTGAAGAAAGAAATTTCTGGCTTTCCCATAATATGTTCATCTTGAGCACCAATGGCGATGAGCTTTACAACACCGGATGACATATTTACAATAAGGAAAGGTTTAATTTAAGTTCGACTTTCTGCAAATGAATCTAAGCACCAAAAAATTATTACCTGTAGACGGTGTAATCAAATCACCGTTCTCATCTCTAATATTAACAGTGAGACGATCCAATTTAGAAATTGGATCCAAATATTGCTGGGCAACGACATAGTCATCCTTGAAAGAGATGACTTGGTTACCTGAAGTCGCCGTTGTATTACTCACCAAAGACGCGAACGAATTTCTTAAAACGGAGAGACCTGGATGCGTCGACGTAGACAATGGTGGATCCTTTGTCGTTCGGTCGGCAAAATTACTATCGAGTTCATCGATGGAAATATAACAATGTTCTGTACTGTATACCGTGTTGATTCGAGCTCCGAGAAGTCGAGCCTGAACAACATTACGAAGTGGTGTATTCAAATAAGCAGTGAATGTGTTCGCATTCGCTTGTCCAATTGTATCCACCGTAATCGTGTAGTATTCATAATCAAAATCCGGGTACCCGAATGTGACAGATGTCATTTACAGTAGACTTAGATTAAAGATCCACCAATTCCACCAAGGATGGCATAACTGGCCTGATCACGCACGAGCTGTTCAGACTTGCAAAGGCCACCCGGGGTCAAAGCCTTGGTGTACGTGCTTCCTTCCTTCGTGTGACCTGGTGCACATTCAAGCTTGTGTTCGAGGTCGAACAAGGAGTCTTCATTGATCGGTTCAATCTCGATCGGTCTGGGCTGGTAGTAACTGATGGCGACACGTTGGATCAGATACAAAATCGCAACAAGGCTGATGACAATCAGGATGATATTGCGGTTGAACTTCATTTACTACTACCTGACATTTTTTATAAAGTGCGTTAAAGGTAGTAGTTTAGTTTCATTATAAAGAGTAGATGGACGAAGAGATTATCCTCGATCGTGGTGACACTGAAATCCTGAAGCTTGATGAAAATGAACAGGCCCTGATGGATGAAATTCAAATTTCAACATCAAAGCCGCAACCCAGACCCCGGAGGCCGATGGCGATGTCCAGGCCTCGACCGATGATGCCGCAACAACAAGAGATTGATGCGTTTGCCAACCCAAATAAACAAACGGTACAAGCGAATGCTCCCTCTGAAGAAGTGGATTATGGTGAGGCTGAACCGTATTTTGACGAGGAAGAAGACTACGGTGATACGGGCGGTGGGTACGTGGAACAGCAACCATCGAAGGGGTACGCGTCGATCGACGAAGAAAAGGCTGACCTGTTAAACAAACTTACACGTCTTGAAAAGAAGGGTGTTAGCATTAATAAACGCCTCAATATGTATTCGAGTGTGGATGACATTCGTACAGAAGTTAAACGAATCACATACGGCATTGAGGTTGATCAATCGATTAAGTTTTCGAGAAGAATGTTGGTGGCGTGTGTCACGGGTCTCGAGTTTTTGAACAAACGCTATAACCCCTTTGAGATTCAACTCGAAGGTTGGTCCGAATCCGTGATGGAGGGCGTCGAAGACTACGATACTGTATTTGAAGAACTTTACGTCAAGTATAGAAACAAGGTCAACGTTGCACCGGAAGTCAAGCTCATCATGATGCTTGGTGGATCTGCGATGATGTTCCACTTGACAAACAGTATGTTCAAGGCTGCGATTCCAAATATGAACGACGTTTTGAAGCAAAATCCAGACCTCGTCAAGAACATGATGTCTGCCGTTCAGAATACAGCGATGCAACCGCAACAACCGGTTCCCATGTCGAGTGATGGTTCTTATGAGATGCAAGGCCCGGGTATAGACATCTCCAGCTTGATGGGTGGTATCATGATGCCGCCGCCACCACCGATGAACACTTCGGCCGTCGTTCGTGAAGATCCTTTGCCGACTGTCACAGAAGAAGACGATGTGTCTGACATTGTATCTATCTCAGGAGAATCGACGGGTGGCGAGGTCAAGGAAGTCAACGTGGGTGCCGGGGGATCCAAGCGAGGTCGAAAAAAGAAGAAGACCGAAATTAATCTTTAGGTATAATATAAATGATAGGTTACTGTCCCATTGAGGAAGAACCAGTCGCTATACCCAGACCACGAAGGCGGGTTGTAGTGAATCAGAAAACGTCTGAAGACACAGAGTGCAACTATGTTGTCATGTTCTTCATCGTTGGTGTCCTCACACTGGCCTTGATGGACACATTGGAAAAGTAAAAT